AGGTAAAGATTAGCTGCTGCCGGGCTGGTCATGGCTTACTCCTTTGGTTTGTTGATAGTTGCAGGGGTTGGGCGGAACTTTGTTAAAGTTGCTTCGATCTCTTTAGGGAGACGTTTTGGCGTCTTTCCGCGAAAGCTGTCGGCGTAAGAGGACTGGCTAAACTTCAGCGTGATCTCCTGCCCCTTAAGGATCTTGACGATGTTGTCTGCCCAGAGATGTGTCATCATTTGGTTCTCTGCGGTCACTGTACGATGCTCTTCGTCCACACAGATTGAGACCTTCTCCAAAATGGCTCCGAACCGCAACAAGCGGTGTCGATTACGCACCAACGGGAAAGGCGCTACTCTAACCCCTTTAGCCACTGGAGCCAAAGTGGGTACTGAACAGCAAATGGCTGCGATCACCTTCTTTTGAGATTGTGCCCTCTTGAGCAAGGTGATTACTGCCTCGTCTGTCCAATATGCTTCGGTATCTGCCATGTTGCCAGAAACAACACAGATCCCGTCGAAGAGATCCATTTCATCAGGACTGACTTCATAAACCGTACGTGCGATTGTATTGGGCTGCAGAGTCAGTTCATCCCGAATAAGCGTTTCCTGGGACACAACTTCGAAAGCAACGTCATGCACTCGAAGGCGCTTTAGAAGAGTCCAGAGCTCATGCCCATTGTAACGCTTGGCACAAACAATCAAAACTTTAAGAGGAAGGGGTTCGGTCATTGGGGTGCCTTATGTGTGGGATTTTTTGGCGACATCTTCGGCACGGCGATCAACTTCATTCATGTCCAGAGGGACTGCTTCCATGTGGCGCTTGTCGCCGGCATTACCCTCAGTTGTCGCCAAAGCATCCACGGCATCAGGAGACCAATTGGGGTCGATGTTGCCTTCTTTGTCCAAATCCATCCGCATCATGTGCAGCTCACCCCCTTGGGCAAACAAGCGTACTGGAAGATTGTGGGACTTGCAATATGCCGTGAGCACCGATCGCAGGTATGCAGGATTCTTGTCAGTGGACGCAGGGTCGATCTTGGTCACGACTTCATTCATTTCCATGAACGCCTTGATAATCGGGTACGACACCCGCCCACGACGGCCTTCACGATTTTGCGTTCCGACGGTTTTCGGGTCTACAGGAATAAGATTTACCACGATGGCCTCTTTCTTTGTCGATACATCATGTTGTCATGTATCATGTTGAACATATTATATATTAAAACATAAAAACAATAAAAACAACGAAAAAATGATACCTTACTATATTATTTCTTTATTGTTCGAGGCATAAAAAAGCCCCGCTGAAGAAAAGGAACAAACTCCAGCAGGGCTTTCTCACATTCTAGGCACGGGGGTGTAACCTAGAAGTCGGTTGGCTCTTCGGCAGGAGCTTCGCCATCAGTAGCCGGCGTAGCGCTTGCTTTGGCAGCCTTGGCAGCAGCTTTCTCAGCAGCCTTCTCGGCGGCTTTGGCAACCTTGGCTGCTTCTTTCTCGGCCTTGACGGCGGCGAGGACTTCTTCGCTTGGACCACCTGGGAGACCATTGGTACCCGAGAAGACGATCTGGTAAGCGATGTTGTTCTCGCCATTTTCCGAAGTACATTCGTTCGCCAGGTGATCACGAATCTGTGCACGGGTCATATTGCCTGCGGCCCAAAGATCACGAATGTAGTTAGTGCGGTTGATCGACTCACCAGCAGGGGTGATGATCTGCTTCAGCCGACGATCAGGAGCCTTCGGGGTTTCAACAGCGGCTTCTGCGCCTTCAACGACTTCTGCTTCTGCTTCTGCTTCTTGATTTTTCTTGGACATTGCTGCCTCCAATATACGTTATGGCATTATTGCCAAACTCTGATGTTCGTGCCTCGGGTTTATTGTTATTTCCCAATTGCATATTATAAATATATAGCTATTATAAGGAGTCTTCAACGAAAAAATAATGGGCGACCATCATTTATTTTTCAGACTATATCATAGTCTTCCTCTGACACCTTCCCGAATATATTTTGGGGCATCAACCATTACTTCGGAGTTCCCTACCAGGTACTTTATCCTGTCACGGAGGGCAACAACATCAGAGCAGTTCATGTCAATGACTTCGACATACCCTCCGCCCAGCCTCGAAACAACAGCTATCCGAGTATTGCTTTGGAATCTATAATCCACCCCAACTTTGGCATATGAGTCCAACCTCTTTTGGGTGTCCTCAAGGCTATTCTGCAGAGAAGCCAGTTTGCGCTGCGTCTTGGTTTTGAAGGAATAGAACTCAAAGGCAAGGATAGCTACAACCCCTCCAAGTATTGCTGCGAACAGGGCTACTTGATATACTTCGGGCATGGTTAGCCCTCCTCTTTTAGTTGCTTGGCATCAATTAGGTAGTGCATAACACGAGAGCGGGTACCTATTGACTTGATACCCGTGTTCTCGAAGACATTCTGCGCGTTGTCTCGGATATAGTTACCCACCTTATGCGTATTGGTCAACATCGGATGTTCGTTAAAGTCGGGATCTTTCGATGCCCATGTTGATATGTCCCGAGCCTTGAACTGTTTCGTCTCTTTCAATCCCCGGTGAGTCTCAGCAAACAACCGCAGCCCAGAGAGCATTGCATCGTTGGCCATAATGTGCGAATTGACCGTCTTGGCCAGCATCTCAGGAATCCAGTCTGCTTCGATACCGAAGACATCTCGAGCCATCAATATCGCAGCCTGCTCAAAGTTAATCAGTCGGTACAGCGCCTTATACTTAGGATCCCAATTCTTCTCGACAGCCTTGAAGAACTTATGCAGGATTACTAGGTGGTGCGCAAGCCATCCTTCTCGTCCACCGAGGAGCTCCATTTGGTCTTCGACCCATGTCGCATTGTAAGAGGCTCGTTCATCGGTAGACTTATCCAATTCCGTGATGATAGAGCGTTGGATGAGGTCTCCAGCATTAAATGGCTGGGATAGAGCGGTAAAAGCAAATACGACATTGGCTTTATATACCCCTTCCTGATTTGTGGTGTACAGGACCCGAGTACGCACTGTAGGCTGCGGTTCCGTTACCAGACGACATATCTCATCGGAGATCTGCGTACGCACAGTGTTGTTCATAAGCTGGACGTTATCGGTAACTACCAAAGATCCGGAGTTCGCCAAAGTGGTCCTCCAGTCCCGAACGTCATTGGGCATATTACGAAGTTCGGCCTTGCCTTGAAGAATGTTGAGACGCATCGTGTACATAGACGATTTGCCAGATCCCGGTTCACCGATGATGAACTCGACGGGTAACTGCATTCCTCGCCACCTAAAGAGCCAGGGAGAGATGTAGTATAAGAGGGCAAGAAGGGTTTCATTATCCCCCCGGTTCCTAAGGCGAACATTGCTAAGTACCTTTCCCCAGACCATCTCGGCGGGCTTCTTCATCTCTTCTGCAATTTTCCGTTCCAGGAGTGGGAAGTCAAGGTCCATCGCTTGCCCAGTTAGGAACAGGATATTGTCATCCCCATTGTCCCGAATGTTAATACCGTCTTTGTCGACGTGCACATACTTGTTGTCGGTCAACTGGATTGTAGTGGTATCGGCGCCTCTTTTTGGAATGGCGATGTTGCGATGCGGAGATACCCTACTTACAGGCTTCTCATTAGGGAACTGGTCATTTAGTACCCCTACCAACCTTTTATCGTTACCCGGATAGATCCCAAATCTCTTGTAGAGCAGTTGCCCAAAGGGTTGTTGGCTTAATTCATCCCGAGCTCGTTCCCCGAGATGCACTTCCATGAGTTCCGAGGTCTCGTCATTGAAGTAATAGAAGACACCTTCTTCAGGGCTGTGCATTCGACGTCCCGAAGCATCCAGTTCGGCTATGATTGTCTTGCCCAAGTCATTATAGTCATCCCGGGTAAGTTTTCTCCCGAGCATTCGTCCCACGGTTTTGAAGGGAGTAGGATCCCTAGGAAAAGCTCGGTTCGTGTCCATGATGGCTTTGAACAAACGCCCGAAAGTTTCTCTTGCCGTATCATTCAGGAAGAAGTCATCTAGAGCGCTTTTGTCCTCACCTTCGGGGATAGGCAGGATTAGCTGCTTGACCTCATGCATCCCAAAGCCCTCACGGCGAAGCATATGGCCAAGCTTGGCCGCCTCACGTTGCACGTTCTCTTTGGTGACTGCCTTGCTATCCGAATCCAGCACAATGACAAACTTCTTCTTCATCTGCCTGGCTGTGGTCAATAGTTCCATCAACCCTTCAGCATAGGGAGTGTGCAGGAGTTCTTCCGGAGACTGTCCGGGGGCAAGCTTAATACACAGTAATTTCTGGTTATAGGAATATTGCGAGATCTCTGACGTGTTTGAAATGAGGATCGAGGAGGTTTTCCAGGAAGATGCCCCCGAGAGACCAATGGCAGGGTATCCAGCGTTAAGAGCAGCCTTGGCCTTCTTCTCGCCTTCGGTAATGATGATATGACCACTCTTGGACTTACGAAGAGCCTCCATAAAGCCCTTGGGGAAGTAAAGATGGTTCCGAGAACCTTTGAGTTGGCGATACTTTCCTTCTTGTACGTTAAAGAGCCTTACCCGATAAAAGGGGAGAGGCTTTCCATAAATGTCATAGTACGGGAGTACATACCCCTCCGTACCCGGCTGAAGCTTTGCCGCACTGCGCTCAGATGCTTCGAGAGGGCGTGCATTAAGATCCTCAGGCGTTAGTCCTGATCGCATAAGATCTGCAGCCATCGCGTCTGATGGTTTTAGCATGTTTACGTCCGTCCGTCCGCCGTAGTCAACAAATCAGATTACAAAGGCTCAGAGGCCAGAAAGATAACACGATATGTTTGCATACGACCAACGGGCGTCTCCACAACAGCATTATCAACGGCAACAAGGTTATCGGAGATAAGCTCTTCCAGAGCAGGGCGCCATACAGCAGGAGAGATACGAGGACCAATACCTACCTGAAGCATTGAGTTCGAAATGCGCGGGTAGATCTTAAGGACATGTAGGATTCGTTCCTTCATCTCTCCGCGGGTAAATTCATCATCTGGACTGGACATGGCTTTTCTTTCTGGTGAATTATTAAAGGACGGGTATACTAGCACTGAGAAACAGACGAAGCTCTTCATACTGATCAGCAGGCAGGTCTTCTAACTGACGAATGCTCTTGAACGTCAGGTTGCGGGGTGCATCTTTAATCCCATGAGGGAGGTATTTGTATGTGATGATCTTGCCCACAATCATTTCGGGATTCTCCCACCACTCTTGGGCGAGCGCATGGGTTATGGAAGCAGGTACTGAGAACTCCTGCCCAGCAAAGCGGGAGTATGGTACTCCTCTAACAAGTAACTTACCCACCTGAGGGAGGGCTGTCTTATTGTCTTTGTGTGTGCTTCGCTTAGCATACCCAGTAGCGGAAGTCTCTGCCTCATTATCATTTCGCATGCGGGGCTCGAGACCGATAACAAGGGCTTCGTCATCCAGGAAACGCTTGAGAGCCATTAGCCCCTGCTGCTTCCAAGTTGAGCGCCCCTGCTTATATGTTCCGTAAGGATCTCTCATCATGACCCCCTCGTAACCCTTGTTCATGCACTTCTCTTCAAGATCTAGAAGGTCTTCAACACTGCGTGCATAGACCTGAGGAACGATGTTTGCAGGTATTTGCAGATTGTCCCGGAGAGACCAATTTATGATCCTAGACGTATAGCTTGCAGCCCGGATTTGGAAGTGGGTCTCTGCCGGAAAGGACATGTCATCAAAGACGGCGTATGAAAGACCGGTAAGGGGCGCATCCATAGACATCACCGCCGAGAACGTATCCTGGAAGGAATAGTTGGGGTCCTCATGGTTGCCGAAGATGAACTCCCCGTCGAAGCCAGAGACGAGATCATGGATCGCCGCGAAGTAAGCATTTAGTGCTCGAGAGGGGAACTTAAGCCCTGAGCGAGAGATCAACCCTTTGGTAGGATGACAGATACCACGAATACCATCCAGCTTCGGGCTGCAGAGGAGCCCTCTAGACCAGTCCAACTTAGGCAGAGCATCCTCGAAGGATTGCCCCTTCTTCAGCTTGGCTGATAGCATGGGACGGAAGATTTCATCTTGTGACATGATTCGCCGAAGCTCCATTCTTGTTTAATAATACAATATTTAGAAAATGCCCTCAAGGGAAACCTCTAGGCTCCCAAGATCTTTTTCTCGCTCCGTCACTTCGGGGATTCGAGACGCCGGAAGCCTTTTGCAAACAGCTCTCGACCGACTTCATCTGCGATCGAATCCACTGTCGCGGGGAGTTGCTTTTGTGCCAGTTTAGTCCCTGCATTTACAAGGGCAACAATAAGGGCCGCCTGCAAATCACTTAGGACAATCTGATCCGAAGTTGTGTAGGTCATTCTTGCTCTCCTTTAGAGCCTGACAAAAGATTCCAAAGTAGGGTACCTAGGAAAATAGGTACAACGGCAAACCAAAGCCAGTGGACCATGCGAAGAGATCCTACATCATTCTTCTGGATTTCGATCACGACGTATATAACTGTAAACCAGGTATGCATGACACCATATAAGAAGATGCCCAAATAGATCCAAAGATCAGCCATTTGTTGCCCCCCTTTGAAGACTTAGGATCATATCCAAGGTTTCAATGAAAAGCCCTTCAGCGGGCGGGATATCATGCCCTAGGCGGTTAAGGTGCTTCTGGAGGCTGATGGCATAATCAACGACTCTTTGCATCGTGTCCGCCACTCGCGTCTGTTGGGCAATCAATACCACCTCCTCCAAGAGCTCATGCTCCCGAGGAGTCATTCGGGCAATCAAATCAACGACCTCTGCCTCCCGAAAAGGTTTTTTAATAGGCATTGTACCGGTATCCTTTGTTAAAGACTAGTCTCGGATAGGATGTTTGATCCAAGATCACGATCGAAAGGCTTCGAAAGATGGTCTTCTCGTTTAAGCCTGGGAGCGTTCCATTGTTGAGGCGTATTACCGCTTCCAAAGAAGGGTCTCTACCCGTTATGGGAATAGCGGCTCCTGCACCTTCGCCCAGGAAGCGATTATATGTATTCCCAGCGGAGTCCTGATCTTGGACATAGTAGAGATACTGCACCCGGATATCTTCGATAGCCAAGACATTCTGTTCCCCCATCAAAGTCTTCTGAACAAGAGAGGGCTGGAGGTGTTTTTCGGAATAGCGGTCATCATAATACGAACCGCGTTGGGGTTTAGGCATCAAGAGCCTCCTGTGATCAGGGCAAGAACAATAATAAAAGACATGAAGCCTAAGATACCGCAAGCGATACCCATTGACAAGTACTTAAGAAGACGTAGCATCAATTCATACCTTTCGGGGAAGGATGGACAAAGGAAAGCCCTTCAGGAGCAGGATCCTCATTGTGTTTGGCTAGCTCTTCGAATTCGGTCAACACGGCTTCCCCGAGGAACATGTCCATGCGACAAGAATTACTGGCAAGCTGGGGAGTGACCACAAACCCTCTAACCCCCAAAGACGTCTGATCCGCAAGTAGATCCATATACATCTCGAGGCGGGACTGCATTAGACATATGATGTGCAGGACTTCGCAGCGTTCTGGGAGCTGCCTAAGCCCTGAGATATAAGCATCCCAGGCCTCTCGGATTTGAGGTTCAGGTCTCTTAGCCATCTTTTTAGATACCTGGACAATCAAAGCCTCCCGACTAATACTCTTCGCCAGTGTGATAGTCATAAAGCTCTCCTAGCCGATCTACCGAAACATCCGGCGACAGAATAAGTATGTCTTTGATGGCTCTTTCTGGGTACATAGTACTAAGGCATGTAACCCCTCTTGTCAGATCAATCCAGATGCTATGCAGGAACGTCTTGCTCTCGCGGGCACGAAGTAGGATTGAATGTTCGTCCAAGTCCAGCTCGAGGTCAAACCTTTGAACCCGTCTAAAGCCATTCTTGGCGATGGTCATGCGATAGCCAAAATACGCTCGGGGATCTTGCCTCGGCTCCAGAACTCATCGGCAGCCTGTCTTTTCTCGTCCTTCGTGAACCGATCCAAAGGGGCCGTCTTGAAGAAGCACTGTGCTGGATCATCACGCATCATATCCGAGCAAAGATGACGGACGTCGCTAGTCCTATCCCGCTTTGGGAAGTATTTGTTTCCCAGCCGGGTAACGAGTTCGTTCAGCCCTGTCTCACGAAACGCCTTCGCGTCCACGGAGAAGGAGACCCTACCAATATCGACATAATACCTTGACATGATCTTGATTCCTTATTGGTCAGTTGGTTAGTTGATTGGTTGAGAAGACGCCTAGTTGTCGAGCTTGCTTGTATCCCGGCTGTTCTCGATGTCCAGGAGCTGAGCGGCATTAACCAGATTCATATCGTCGGATTCCCGGTGGAAGGTAAGGAAGTCATGAACAATCTCCCCAGAATAACGACATTGAAGATGAAAGACCTCCCCACCAAGAACCGCGGGCAGCTTGGACGAGTACTTCATTGCCAGGGAGTGTTGAGTTGATCCGCCACCTGAAGGCGAGACTGCATAGAGCGCTGCGACCATGTGCACCAGGTCTTCGCCAGCGACTTGAACCATGTTCGAACTGAACGGCTCGGGTTTTGATGCGATCCCAGGATCCCCCAAGGGCCTTGAGCTTGTTCATGATGCCTTTAACTTGCCCCCGGAGCTGTTCAAGGAGGTATCGGATGTTGCTGGGGGTTGATGCAGAAGGCTCTGCTTTCCGATAAGTCTCTGCTAGGATCCTGTTGAGGATGTTCTTTTCGGCCTGACTGAAGATGGGTACATCGGCTGCGTTCTGGGTGGCATCTGCCAAGGGGGTGTCCATGAGGTTTCCTTTTTGTTTCCACTATATAAATATTATATAGTAAAAGTCCTGGGCAAATCAACGATTATTTTCAAGTCTTTATGTCCGACTCTTTATATGAAGGCGTGCGAGGCGGGAGGTTTCTTCAGTGTATTCGCGCCAAGCATCATGAGCTTGGACAGCCAGGCTTTTGGCAAGGATTTCGTCTAAAGAGGGGTTGAGAGGACAAGTGACGTCCGCAAGACGGTTGGACTTCTTGATGTAGTCCTCTGCCAGCCGATGCTCTTCGATTATGCGGCCTGTAAGCATCATCAAGGTTGTTGCGGAAGTACTCATGCCCGGTCCTCCCAGAGGACGCGTGCGACTTCTTCGCTCATGTCGAATTCTTTGTGTCCGGCAAGCAGGAGCGCATCTCGCAAAACGTCTTTAGGACGGTAAGCCCGATATCCAACGAACTGCGTTCCTCCGCAGACAAGATATTCGGGGTGCAGAAGACCATCTTCGAGCATGCGCTGAGGGATACCTTCGCTTTCTGCCCAATGCTTGATGAACAGGTATCCTGCAGGGCGTCCCTCTGCGAAGAAGGTTAGCCTTCGAATAGGCTCCCCTTCAAGGCTAAAGGTTTGGAGAGCAGGAGAACCATCCACCGAATATTGGGAGGTATGAATTTGGCCTCCGTCGAGAGCGGGAATCTTGTTGTTCATATCAGGTTTCCTTTTTAAGAGGGAGAGCGGGGGTTGGAGGGTTGTTAAAGCCGAGAGCCTTACGCACAACAGCCATCTTGAGACGGATCTTCGTACGTTCTTGAACCGTAGGAGCCCACAAGAGATCTTCCTGCAGTTGCTGGAGATTCTTTGTCAGGCGATCGCGCTCACGTTTAGTCGTCGCATGGTTCATTGGCATGTGCATCGATGTACTCCTTGATATTAAGGCGGTTTTCCATCGCCCTCTTTTCGGTTCTGGCATTCAGCCTGGTAGATATATTGGCAGAGCCATCAATAATCTCGATCCTATCAGCAATGCCTGCGATAAGAGCTCCTTTGGACATTGCGTTCAGTTCGTTGAGGGTTAACATGGCGCGAGGTATCCTTTGTCATCTGATCTTATAAATATTATACATTAAAAGTCCTGAGTCCTTCAACGATTATTTTGGATCAACTGGTGCCGTGCGGTCCCTGACCCCCTCCTTGAGCGGGAGGAGTTGAAGTGGAGTGGTGGTAGGGCGGGCTCAAACCGGGGTGCCGAAGGCGCCTATCAAGACAAGAGCAGCCTCTGAAGCTCGGCCTCCTGTAGTTGCGGGTCGGCGAATTGTCCAAGATAAGCCAAGACAGGTTGTTGTGGTTGTGTTAGGAACAAGGGTCTCCCAGCTTGTAAGTCTTTGAAATCATTGGTGTTTTTTCGGAACCACTCAAACCCCCGGGGGGTCCCTATCGCAAAAAACTCAATGAAATCAACGAGTTACGGAGACAGATGGGTTTGATTGGTTATATTTAAGATTTTTATAAGAGAATTGGGACAATATAAGTGTTGTAAAATTGAGGCACAGGTATAGAGTATATAATATATAGGGAATATATATAATACCCGGAGTAGTATAGTAGTATAGTAGTATAGTAGTATAGTATGTATATGTCCCCTAAGAGAGAAATAGATCTTCAAACAAACCAATGTAACCCCGGGGTGCCCGCTTAACTCGTTGAAATCTAACGGGGTTTTAGCGATGGGTTCCGATAGGGGTTACATTGGTTCCGATTTGGTGAGATCTAAGTCTTTGAAATCATTGAGGTATTTCAAGGCCAACTTGAGTGGTTCCCCAGTGGTTCCGATTTGAAAACAAGAGAGATCGAGAGGGATGAGAAAGAGTTCCCAGGGAATCAAGAGGATTAGATCTAGAAAAGCGAGGAATGGCTAACCGGTTGTGGTGATAGGGCACAGATAGCTGACTTTGTTGGGCTGTAAGGCAAGGCGTGAGAGGGTGTAGGGTGCAGGGTGTAGGGAGTAGGGTGCCGGGAGTAGGGAGCGAGCGGGGGGGTGTAGGGGAACCTAAGGCCCGACCTCCCAACCACCCAAAAAAGGTCGAGGAAAACGGTCACCAGGCCCACTATTTGAATTTTGACCAGGCGGCATCTCTAGTGAATGGGCGGTAGCTCGTTTGGGCCAGCGAGTATTGGGGCTAGGGCCCGTGCAAGGTAGATTTCGGGCTAGAGAGGGCCTGACATAGCACAACGGCCGCCACCAGCAGCCAGCCCTACTTAGAGAGCGGGTGCTAGTGTTGGTACGGTTATTTCGTTGTGCTGGTATGGGTGCGGGAGCCTTCTTTGGTCCAGTATAGTACGAGGGCTTCATATACCGTATCTGGCGCTTCGAGACCCTCATCGACACGGTGCCGAAGGATATGGTGGAGTCTCTGGACATTCTGTTTCTGGGACCACAAGGAACAGCGCATCAGATCCTCAGCGGTCTCCTTACCGTAGTACCCTCTTAGGAGGTTCTTCTCGTCCTCGGTAAGGTCTTCGAGCTTGGAGTCGCTGCGTTCCTGGCACGCTACTGAGAGATCCGACAAGAACTCCCTGATCACAGTGGCCTGAGCGCAAGTCCAACCATCTAGCCCGTTGTGGATCGCATCTGACAGGGTCTCCCCGAGGGTCATCGCGTCCTTCTCGGGCCATATGCCCCGATACAACTTAAACTTGTCGGATAGCTCCGGAAGTTCACTTTTGGTCATGGTCATGTTACGGTTCCTTTATTTCTTATCTACCATATAATATAACATAAAGGGCGTATGGTCTGCAAGAAGTATTTTCGACCAGGCGGCAGTGCTAGTAAATGGGCGGTTTAGAACAAGGACCGAATCCAGCGACAGGACCGCCTCCCAAGAGGGGACAAAAAAGCCCCGGTCTTTCGACCGAGGCTGATCTGTCGTGTTGGTTGGAGGGCTGTTAGGCCTTCTTGAGGGGCTGAGTCAGGACGTTGCGGACGTGCTGGATCCGCTTGTCCAGGAACCTCGCGATCATACCGTACTTGTTCTCGGGGGTCGAGAACCCGGCATCGGCCAGGTAGCGGATCTGCGAGGACACCGAGGTCAACTTGTCGGTCTCGACGATGAGGTCCCACTGGTCGTTCGTGTACGGGATAGCCTTAGTCACCTTGGCCCGGGTCTCGGCGACCTTGTCTTTGATGGACTCTTTGCTGGCTGCTGCGGTCTTGCGGTTCGTGTTGGTCATGATTAGGTTTCCTTTTTGTTTAACCATACATATATAATAGTATTTAGTGCCGGGTCTAATCAACAAATATATTCGCCCTTTTACATTAACAATTGTTAACGTGACCTCTTTGAATTTTGGGCTAGCGAGGTTCCTAGGTATAGCCCAGACCGCCACTCGAGACCAAACCGTCTCGAGACTACCTGCCTGGACCGCCCCACACAAAACCAACCAATACCGGGAACTACCGATACTAGCTGGTTGGTTGGTTAGTTGGTTGGTTAGTACTTGGTCTCGTACCCTGTTTGTGTCCGGAGGAACTGGATCTCACTGATCCGGTTGGAAATGAATTCCTGGGACTCAGGATTGGTTTCGGTACGGAACAAGGCCTTAAGATAATCTTGGTAGTGTACCAAGGCGTGGTGGACTGTACTCTCAAATTCTTCCGGGACATAAAGGGTAGGAAGAGTTGGGTTGGTTGAGTTGATTTTATTAGACATAGTATGTACCTTTCTATTTATTTACTCCTTAATATAACATAAGTGTCCCAAGGTCATCAACGATTATTTTGGCCCGCTCTTGATCGCCAGTAGCTGGGCGAGTGGATGGGTGAGTTATAGCCAGGACCGCCCCCAGCGATCCGTATCAAGCCGGCTGTGTTGGGCTGCCGAGCAAGTAGTTGGGCTAGTAGGCAAGCAAGCTATAGACCGGCCCGCCTCTAGCGATCCAGCCGTTGCCTGTCCGGGCCCTTCTGGGCGGGCGAGGGGGATAGCAAGGGCCGCCTCTGGCGCCAGGCCCGCCACACATTTTTTAGATCAAACTAAAGATCTAGATTATCTTTCGACAACCTAGATCTTTAGTTATGTTTGATCAATCAATACGAATGATCATTGTTGAAGATGTTTCATCGTTGATGTCTACAAGACATACATCACGATAAATTACATCACTACGAAGAGAAGTAAGTGGAGTATCATCTGAGATTGAATCCCAAGTAAGACAAGGTTGAAGATTTGTTTCAACAACAACATGTTGATCTGTTAGTTGAAAAGTATAACCAATCAACAAAGTTGAGATGATCAAAGATGTTGTGAAGATACAAAGCGAGATGAAGTTCAGATTGTTGATAGACATTTGTTTGTTCCTTTGTGTTTGTTTGACAATTAATAGTAACACATTCTTAGATACGTACAACAATTATTTTCATGTTTTTATTTTTTTTATTTTCTGTTGTGTTGTTATGTTATTTATATTATAATTAAATGAGGACCGTCACACGCCCGGGGGGCCTTTGTGGCTGGGCCCTCATGGCCCGGGGCCGCCACACAATTTTATACTAATTGTTCATCATTGTCAACATTAAAAAACATTAAATAAAAAGTTGTTGATTTTTTCAAATCAACAACTCTTCATTTTACATTTGTTAAGATTTTTACTTCTTAACTAATGGTTGAGTCAAGATGTTACGTACATGTTGGATTCTCTTATCCAAGAATCTTGCAATCTTACCATACTTGTTTTCTTCTGTTGAATATCCAACCGAAGCAAGATAACGAATCTGTGAAGACACTGTAGTCAACTTTTGATCTTCAACAATCATCAACCAATCTTGAGCTGAGATGTTAACATTTTTATTGTTGACTTCGACTTTTGTATTTTGAGCTGATTTAGTCATTTGTTTGTTCCTTTGTTTGTGTCTTAATTGACAATTCAACTTACATCATTATATGATACGTACAACATCTTATTTTCTATATGTTATGTTAAATCGATAAGTAATTTTATGTTGTGCTTTTTAATTTTTTCGTTTTTGGTGACTAAGAGCCCTTACAAATTTTCAATTTCCGCACATCCAAAATGCAGGCCCAATGTACCTCCAAGACCACAAAGCTCATAGCCGTCTTAATGTCCTGCGTTATAAAAAATTTTTCAAAGAGCCCGTAGTTGTAGTCACTGTAGTATTGTTGTAACGCTTTGGAAACTTCCCCCTCTCTGCTACCGCCACCGCCCACTCCACCTACTTCTCCACCCGCTCGAAGGCGGACCCCGTTTTACGTTGAAGGCCATCAAGAACTCATATAATATACATATAGTCGTTCAAGTGTAAGAGAGTCCAAATGCCCAATCACGATACAGGTACTGAGCTCTCTTTCAATCATTCTGAGAGTCCGAGCGCTGCCCTCGCCCCAGCTCTTGAGAGAGGCTTGACCCGCGCCGAGGTCATGCGACGCTTGAACGACAAACTACCTACGAATGACCTGGGCCTCCCAATTTACATCTACCGCACTGATCTCATCCCGCCATCTCTCTTTGATTATACCACCTCAATCGAAGATCGGACGGTGTTGCTGGAGACGGCCAGTGTGGAGCTGGACTATTTTGAAGGGTTCCCATCACAGAAAGATGGGCTTCCTTTCTGGAACCAGCTGGACTTCGAACCTTCCTCAGCCTATAATGCTTTCATCAAGTATTTGGGTATCGGCGTCATCAACATGGATACCGCCACTGTTCGCTCCCCTGTCCGCACCTTCAGTGCAATCTCCCAGGTAACGGGGCTTGATCCTGCTGCCCTCTCAGAGCTTGCACACCTGTACTACTGGGCTGCGAGGGCCAAAGCGCATGACATGTTCATGGTCGCGAGCTTTCACAAGCAGCGGGAGCAGCGTGCTCTTGTCGTTGAGGATTCTCAGTTCCGTCTTTCAACCACCTGGCTGAAGAAAGCCCAGAAACGTCTTGAAGCCATCTTCGAGGACGAGGATGAGCTCATGGACATGAAGCCTAAGGAAGTCTTTGACATGATGGAGCGCCTTATGAAGCTCCAGCGCATCTCCGCAGGGCTTCCTGGCAATGGTCCTTCTACAGCCGAAAATCGTGACGGTCCCCAGAACGCTTCTATGACCGTTGCTCTGCGAACAATCGCCCAAAAGGCTGGAGAGGCTGCTTCTTCTGTTGATGAGACGCAGGATAATACTGCACAGCTCATGGCAGATCCTATCGCAATGGGCCAGCTCCAAGAGCTCATTATTAAAACACAGGCAAGGTAATGAGCCAAATCATCCATCCAGGATCCCCCGGAGTAGGGCCTCCTAATGCGCAAATGTCTGCCTTTGCCCAGCAAAAAGCTGCCTCGTTGTTGGCCAACTACAAGCTTACGCCTGCTACCCTTGCATACAAGCTAGATCCTTCATGGATCCCTGCAAAATGGCTCATGTTGACTGCAATCAAGGTCGCCCAAGCCATCTACAAGGGAAATGCGCGCATAATCATCTCAGCGCCCCCTCGGCATGGCAAGTCCCGCCTGATCACGGTCTTTACCTCCCTCTGGATCCAGGAAGTGTTCAAGACTGCCAACATCATCCTGACATCGTATGGTGCCGAGCTATCTAAAGACTTCGGTCGTGAGGTGCGTAATATCATTGACGCCAACCACCATCTGCTGGATGTGCGTATTGCTGCGGACAAATCCCAAGCAGGCGGCTGGAAGAACCAGTATGGCGGGGGCATGGTCTCTGTCGGTCTTGGAGGTTCTATCACAGGTCGTGGTGCCGATGTGCTCCTTATCGATGACTATATTAAAGAGATCAAGGAAGCACTCTCCGAAACTACCCGTGAATACATTTGGAACTGGTTTTCAACCACTGCCTTTACGCGCCTTGAACCCGGCGGTTCCTGCATCATTATTGCGACCAGATGGCACCATGATGACCTAATTGGGCGCATATTGAAGCATAATCCAGGCGGAAAGTGGGATTATTTGCACATTCCTGCGATCGCTATGGAGGATAATGACATTCTTGGCCGGATGAAGGGTGAGCCCCTTTTCCCCGAGAGATACCCCCTGGAAGTCCTGGAGGAGCGCAAAGCTACCCTAGGTACCTTCTTCTTTAATGCCCTATTCCAGCAGGTCCCTGAAAATCCTGACGCATCTCTCACGAATGTTGATTGGCTTAATGTCGTAGATTCCGTCCAGGACCTCCATAAGCTCCCTCAGGCTCGTGTTTGGGACCTTGCAGCCACGGAAGATGGCGGCGACTATACTACTGGCGGGCTATATGCCTATGATCCACAAACCGAAAAGATGACCATTCTCAATATGATCCGGGTTCAAAAGAGCCCTGGGGGTGTTGAGGCACTAGTTGAGCGCACTGCCGTAGCCGACGGGACACGCACCAAAATCTATATTGAGCAAGAACCCGGCTCGTCTGGCAAGGCGCTCATTCATCACTTCAAAAGTACTATCCTCCCTGATTTTAAGGTTGAGGAAGTGCCTGCGACTGATGGAAAGATTACCCGCGCTCAGCCCATGTTGGCGGCTGCGGAAGCAGGTAAAGTTGACCTCCTGAAGGGGAAATGGAACGATGCCTTCGTCCATGAGTTCGGTGACTTTCCCGGTGGTGCTTATGACGATCAAGTAGATAATGCCTCCATCGCATATACCAAGATGTCGGGCCGTAAGCCCACCAAAGTATCCTGGGGAAGGACTAAAGGGCCTACTGTTTACCTCCCCAGTAATGATCTTAAGACATCCCGACAGGGATCTCTTGTTACAAGAACCGGCGGCGCTACTTGGCGCACAACACGAAATTGATCGGACACACCATGTCTACGAACGCAGCAAAGACTTCCCCCCAAAAACAGTCGAGCACGCTTGGAGCCTTTCGCTCCTTCTCTAGCATGCTGTCCCGCATGAATCTTGCGAGCCTGTTTACGTCGGGACACGAGGGCAGCCGAGACTACTATACAGTCTTCGGCTACAAGAAAGAGCTGATGTACAATGACCTGTTGGTCAAGTATCAGCGTCAGGGCATTGCTTCCCGTATCGTAGAAGCTCCTGCTCAAGCTATCTGGGACAACCCTCCGAATATTACGTCTAATGATCCTAAGTGGGATGAAGCCTGGCAGCGCCTGATCACCAAGAACGGTCTTTGGGAAGCGCTATACCGCACGGACAAACTTTGTGGTTTGGGCCGCTACTCCTGCCTGTTTATTGGTACAAACGGACAATGGAAGCCCGGAGAAGCCCCCGTAGCTGCCCCCAACCGTGATCTAGCTGAGGTCATCTACTTCCAAGCATATAGCCAGAATACCGCGGACATCCAGTCTTTGGAATCCGACCCCACCTCGGCTCAATATATGATGCCCAAACTCTATACGCTGTATCCCTTCAAGCAGGACACGCAAACAATTCCTATTAAGCTTCCTACCGGAAGTCCTCCTGCAATTATCGCCCACCACAGCCGCATCCTCCACGTTGCCGAGAATACCCTTGAAAATTCGATCCTGGGACAGCCTCGGCTAGAAAGAGTCTTCAACGATCTCGATGACCTTCTCAAGGTTGCCGGAGGGACTTCTGAGACGTATTGGCTTACTTCCAATCGTGGTATGCAGGTCGATGTCGATAAGGATATGGACCTCAGCGCTGAAGATGCTACTGACCTCTCAGATGAGATCAACGAGTACCACCACCAGCTGCGTAGATTCATTCGTACCAAGGGTGTCAAGATCAACAATCTTGGTTCGGAAGTTCCTGATCCTAAGAACACCTTCGAGATGCTCGTTGCCCTGATCTCTGGGGCCACGGGAATCCCCCGCCGGATCCTTATTGGTTCCGAAGCAGGACAGCTTGCTTCTGATCAAGATCGTGCTAACTGGGCAGACCGCATTCAATCTCGCCGTAAGCACTTCGTCGAGCCTACAGTCCTGTATCCCCTGATTGCGCTCCTGACGAATCTTCGTGTGCTGCCTTCTTCCCCTTCTCTGACCATCACTATTGATTGGCCGGAAGCCTTTATCCTGTCTCCGTTGGAGAGAGCACAAGAGGCTGCCCAGCATGCCCGATCTGCTACCAACTTCGCTAAGGCTATTGACACCATGGCAAAAATGAAAGCAGGCAAGCCAGGAACCCCTGCTAAGCAGGATTCCGAAGGTAAGGATATTCCAGGTACTGCTGTTGAAGGTGTCGCGGGCATTGAGATGGATGATCTTGTTACGGTCGAAGAAGCTCGTAAGCTTATGGGTCTCGATAAGCCCCAACCACAGCTCAATGATCCTGCAGACCTTCCAGGAACCTGATACCTTATAGCGACCAGAGAATCTCCTTGAAGGCCAACATGGTCCCATATATAGTTAGAAGATAGCAGAGCCCAGTAGCAGCCTGGATGCCTCGATGCCTTTCCATGTTTTCCTTCCCTCGCCAACTTCAAAGACAAGACTGGTACTAAGGGGAGCTCAACCGTGGAAAGTACGCTTGTCACATACCTCTTGGAAAACGGTCCTATCTCTACGATTGCTGGGGTCCTATTCTGGTTATGGAGGCGCGAGGTTGAAAAGGTCCAAGTTGCTGAAGGGGCACTACTTGCTGAACTCCGGGCGCAGATTGCGGTTTGGAAAGAGCTTAAGGAAAAGGCAGATGCCTCGTAGGGTAACTCAAGCATCGACAGTCTCTACCCGAGCACACCTTCTTCCCAGCGCCCCCCTTATCGAAAAAATGCAAATAGAGCTTCGCGAGCTCAAGGCTTCCGTCATTACAGAGGCTGTGGAGACGAATAACATTGGGCAGCTTTTGGACTCCCTTCTAGAAAGACGTTCCGAGCATGCGTAATGTATTGGAGGCGTTGTCTCTGGGCCTAACTGTCCCCGCCCTATGGTTCTGTGTTCTTGTCGTCGGGCATTACTCTGATGGCATGCAGAACATCCTTAAACTGCATTCATGGAGGGCAGAGCCTCGCGACTGGATTGCTGCGGGAATACTCATAGGCTTTATCGGAGAGTTTATCGATGGGTTCTATTGGTTTTTGACCTGGCTGGCGCATTTTTATGGCTCACCGTTTTTCGGAACTATGGCAGAATGGGGTGTGGTCATCAACATCCCTAGCCGTGAGATAATGGTCATCATGGCGGGATATGGGCATGTCCGCGCCTCCATGCAATCCAGCCCGAATTTCGATGCCGCCCTCCTTAATCAGGACACAATCCTAGCAATATCCGCAGGGATAACCCTAACCCTTTTTCTCCTTGTCACCCAAGGAAATTAGAACACACCGGCCCCCGATACCTGTTGATAGTCCCGAGAGTCTGTGATATACTGTTAATAATAGGACCTACCAAATGACCCCTAATACCCCTTCCCAAAAATCAAGAGCCTTTACGGCACAGGCGAAAGTCGCCTCTGCACGTAAGGATAAGTTTATGGGCAAAGAGTATGTGGTCGTCCCTGTCGTAGCAATGATCGAGGGCGTGCGCTTTGGCGCCAATCAAGACGCAGCAGAACTCGGCCTTGCAGATGACTTTGGTAAGTACCCTGTCTCGTGGAATAACCGCCCTCTGGTGGTTAACCATCCCAAGGTTAAGGGTGCCTTTGTTTCCGCAAACCTCCTTTCAGTT